TGATGATATCTTTACCAAGCTACGCTTTATGATTATAGGGTGCGACTGCAAGTGGGTGGTAGTAGACCATTTACATATGTTAGTTAGTGCTGTACATGACGGAGATGAAAGACGAGCCATTGATTCTATTATGACTAGACTTAGAAGTTTAGTAGAAGAGACAGGTGCAGGTATCATTTTAGTTTCACACTTACGTAGAGTTGATGGTAACAAAGGACATGAGAATGGTATAGAGGTTTCACTATCTCATCTACGTGGCTCAAATAGTATTGGACAACTATCCGATTGTGTTATAGCATTGGAAAGAAATCAACAGTCTGCTGACCCAGAAGAAGCAAGGACAACTAAGCTTCGTATTCTTAAATCAAGATACACAGGTGATGTCGGTATGGCATGTAGTGTGGTGTATGATTCAGATACAGGCAGATTGTCTGAAGTATCTAATGATGACATAGAGTTTGATGACGGACAGGATGAGGCATTTTAGTGCAGTTAGTATTTGATATAGAAACAGATGACCTGAAGGCAACAAAGATACATTGTATTGTTGCACAAGATGTAGACACAGAAGAGATATTTAGATTTCCACCTGACAAACTACAAGAAGGTTATGAGTTTTTAACAACAGCAGATACTCTGATAGGACACAACATCATTGGCTTTGATATACCAATGGTGCATAAGTTTAGTGATGTTGACCTATCTAATATACCGGTAATAGATACCCTTGTTTTTTCTAGGTTGTTTAATCCTAACAGAGATGGAGGACACAGCTTAGAGAAGTGGGGATACAAGTTAGGCTACCATAAGATAGAGTTCTCAGACTATCTTAACTACTCAGAAGACATGATGACCTACTGTGTACGTGATGTTCAGCTCAATGCAGTAGTATTAAAAGAACTAAGAAAAGAAAGTAAAGGCTTTGGTGCAGACTCTATAGCAATAGAGACACGTATAGCAGACATAGTTAAACAACAAGAAACAAATGGATTCAGGTTTGATACTCAACATGCCGTGCTCTTACTTGCTGAACTTAGAGAAAAGAAACAAGCAATAGAAGATGAGGTACACAATACCTTCAAGCCCAAGTGGGTAGATGATAAACTTGTGTCACCTTATATTAAAAAAGATGGTGAACTATCTAAGCGTGGTCTTACAGATGACGAGTACGCTAGATGTATTAGTACCCAGAACATGAATCCTTTTATGCGACAATCATTACAAGAGTTTAATCTTGGTTCGCGTAAACAAATAGGCGAATACCTTATTGACTTTGGATGGAAGCCTGAAAGGTTTACACCTACAGGTCAGCCGATAGTAGATGAGAAAACTTTATCTGCAATCACACACATACACGAAGCTAACTTAATAGCACAATTCTTATTACTTCAAAAGCGTATAGCTCAGATTGATTCTTGGATTGAGGCTACTGAAGATGACAATAGGGTACATGGTTTCGTGATACCTAATGGTGCTATCACCGGAAGAATGACACACAGAAATCCTAACATGGCACAAGTGCCTAGTTCTCATAGCCCTTATGGTAAAGAATGTAGAGCATGTTGGATTGTAGAAGATAATAATGTCTTACTAGGTGTTGATGCTTCTGGTCTAGAGATAAGAATGTTAGCACACTATATGAATGACGAGGAATACACAAATGAAATACTCAACGGAGACATCCACACAGCAAATCAAAAACTTGCAAAACTTAAATCTAGAGATACGGCAAAGACATTCATCTATGCACTCATGTACGGAGCAGGAGATGAGAAGCTTGGCAAAGTGGTTGGAGGAAATACAGCAGATGGTAAAAGAGCTAGACAATATTTCTTTGATAATAAACCTTCATTTAAATCTCTTAGAGATAGGGTGCAAAGAGCATCAACAAAAAAATATCTCAAAGGGTTAGATGGTAGAAAGCTATATGTTCGTAACCAACACTCAGCCCTGAACACTTTGTTACAGGGAGCAGGTGCAATTGTTATGAAGAAAGGCTTGATACTATTAGATGACATGTTAAAATTAAACAACATAGAATATAAATTTGTTGCTAACATTCACGATGAGTGGCAGATAGAAGTAAAAGAAAGCCAAGCAGATTTTGCAGGAAGACTGGCTGTAGATAGTATTATAAAAGCAGGTGAACATTTTAACCTTCGCTGTCCTCTTGATGGTGAATACAAGACAGGAGTAAATTGGAGTGAAACCCACTAAAGAAGATAGGAAGAAGTTTGATATTGATTTAGAGTATGGAGAGATAAGAGAAGATAAGATAAAGGATATGCTAACCGGCAAGAAGATAGAGGTTAAGTCAGAGAAAGGAATGTGGATGAAGACAGGTAACATATGTATAGAGTATGAGTCTTGGAATAAACCTTCTGGTATTAGAGCAACTGAATCAGACTATTGGTTTCATAACTTATGTGTAGGAGACAATGAGTTTTGTACTCTTGTATTTAAAACAGATGTACTTAGAACTATAGTTGATAAGCTTGATACATTTAAAACTGTAGCAGGTGGAGACCACAACGCAAGTAAAATGTACTTAGTAAATCTACAGAAATTATTCTCATCAGATGTAATAAAAGCATTCAAGGATTCAGAAGATGGAAAAAAATAAAAAAACACTTGACAGTTCTAGTCAAGAAGTATATAATACATTGTCGGCTAATAAGTTTAAGTCGGAATCTGGACATTGGTATACCCAAGAGGGCGACCCAATGTACACAGTCATAGGTGCTAATGGTAAGGAAAGAAACACTACCCTTAGAGATGCAAAGAAAGATAACCTAGTACCTTCTGTCACAACTGTTCTCGGTATGATAGCCAAACCCTCGTTAGAGAACTGGAAAATAAATCAAGCACTTAATTCTGCCATGACGTTAGAGAAAGACGTGTTAGAATCTGTAGAAGAATTTGCTTACAGATGTAAGATAGACTCTAAGAAGATAGGACAAGAGGCTGCAAAAAAAGGTACTGAAATTCACGCCATGATTGAACGAGGTTTCTTAGGGGAAGAAGAAACAGAAACTTACTGCGTTATTAAGAATTATTTAAATGATAAATTTCCAGATGAAGAATGGATAGCTGAAGCTTCCTTCTGTGCTGACTTAGGTTATGGTGGTAAGATAGATTTATATTCTAAGTCTGGTATCTTTGTTGACTTTAAAACTAAAGATAACTTAGAGGGTAAAGACCCAGCCAAGTTAGTATACGATGAACATGGTATGCAGTTGTCTGCTTATGCACAAGGCTGTGGCTTTGAGGATGTAGAAAGAGTATCTATATTTATAGATAGAGAAGACACAGAACTTATAGCCTGTCATGTATGGGATAAAGACACACAGAAAAAACATACAGAAATGTTTAATAGCATTTTAAATTATTGGAAACTCGTAAAGAATTATGAATCAAAAAAAATCTAGACAGATAAGACGTAAAGCAGAACAGCTACTAATAGATTGGATTAGAACTCTAGTGCCTGAAGAAGAAGATGCTACTAAAATAACTAAGAAAAACTTACATGAATTTGTACCTGAACAAACGCACATCTTTGCTAACAATAAGTTTATGATAAGTGCTTACAGTCTTCGATGGTTTTATAAAGAGGTTAAAAGAAATCCTGATATAACTTTAGAAGAACTAAGTGGTTAGACGAGTACCTAGAAAAGCAAGACCTAAGAAAGTTAATGTCCCTAAAGGATACGACAGCTCATGGGAATATGTTTTACATTCAACGATACTACAGCAGTGGAAACATCATTGGGATAACATTCACTATGTAGTTAAGCACAGATATGAGCCTGACTTTGTAAAGATAATAGATGGTAAAACTATTTTGCTTGAAGCTAAAGGTAGGTTCTGGGACTATGCAGAGTATAGTAAGTACATACATATAAGAGAAGCATTAGATAGTGATACAGAGTTAGTGTTTCTTTTTCAGAAACCTTTCTCGCCTATGCCACAAGCTAAGAAAAGAAAAGACGGAACTAAAAGAACCCATGCTGAATGGGCAGATACAAATAATTTTACATGGTATAGTGAAGAAACATTACCAAAGGAGTGGATGAATGAAATATAAATTTAATGAAGATGCAACACTAAAACAAATACAAACATATATTGATGCAACCTATGAACAACACTATGCTTATGGAGAGTACCAAGCAACTGATGTTATCTTTGATAATGGACATGGTGATGGTTTCTGCATGGGTAACATTATAAAATATGCTATGAGGTATGGTAAGAAACCTGACCCTGAAACTAAGGAAGCTAAGAATCAAACAGATTTATTAAAGATAATACACTATGCTATAATGGCTATACATTTACAGGACATAGAAAATGATTGAAGATAAAATAGGAACTAAAACTTATCTTGGTATTGAAATAAACTACGATAAAGAAAAAACATTTGATAAGTTTAGTCTTGACACATTAAAAGATAGATATTTTTGGGAGAATGAAACACATGCACAAGAAGCATTCGCAAGAGCCTCCGTCTTCGGAGCAACCTTCAAAGGTGAAACAGATTTTGAACTTGCTCAGAGACTTTATGACTACAGTTCCTCTCGTTGGTTCATGTTTAGCACTCCTATACTTAGTAACGGAGGAACAACTCGTGGGCTTCCTATCAGTTGCTTTCTTAATTATGTTCCTGATAGTAGGAGTGGTTTATCTGCTCACTATGACGAGAATATTTGGCTGGCAAGTTCAGGTGGAGGCATTGGTGGATATTGGGGAGATATTAGAAGTAATGGTATATCTACTGCTCATGGCTCTCGTTCTACTGGCTCAATTCCTTTCATGCACGTAGTTGATTCACAGATGTTAGCCTTTAATCAAGGCACTACAAGACGAGGAAGCTATGCTGCTTACATGGATATTAGTCACCCAGAAATAGAAGAGTTTATAAACATGCGTAAAGAATCTGGTGGTGATATCAATAGAAAGAATCTTAATCTTCATAATGGTGTCAACATAACTAACACATTCTTACAGGCTGTAGAGAAAGATGAGGACTGGAGATTAATAGACCCTAAAACTAATGAGGCTGTTAAGATAGTAAACGCTAGAGATTTATGGTGGCAAATTATTTCTGCAAGAGCAGAGACAGGAGAACCTTACATGATTAACATAGACACATGTAACAAAGCCCTACCTAAACAACAAAAAGATTTAGGATTAAAAATTAGACAAAGTAATTTATGCTCAGAGATTACCCTACCTACCAATGAAGAACGAACAGCCGTGTGTTGTTTATCTTCTGTCAACTTAGAACACTTTGATGATTGGTCAAAGGACGATAACTTTATACAAGATTTAATAACCATGCTTGACAATGTTTTACAACACTATATTGACAACGCAATAGACACAACGCAGTTGGGAGAATATAGTGCAAATTTTAAAAGGTTTACAAAACATGTTAGGGAGGGTCAAGAGGGGTATGCAAAATCTGCCTACTCAGCGTATAGAGAACGCAGTCTTGGTCTCGGTGCTATGGGTTTCCATGCTTATCTCCAGTCTAGGGGAATACCTTTTGAGGGCATCTTTGCAACTGGCTTCAATCACAAAGCATTTACTTACATCAAAACAAAAGCAAAAGCAGCAACTCAAGAACTTGCTACTGAAAGGGGTGAAGCTCCTGACATTCATGGTAGTGGTAAGCGTAATGCTAACCTCCTTGCTATTGCTCCTAATGCTAGTAGTGGCATCATCTGTAGTGGGACTTCTCCTAGTATTGAGCCTTACAGGGCTAACTGCTATACTCACAAAACTTTATCCGGAAGCTACCAAGTTAAAAATAAATATTTAGAAAAACTATTTAAGACTAAAGGAATAAAAGGAAAAGAACTAGAACAAATTTGGAAAGACATATCAGCTAACGAAGGTTCTGTTCAGCACTTAGAAATGCTTGACGATACAGAGAAAGAATTATTTAAAACAGCTAATGAGTTAAATCAAATATGGATTGTAGAACACGCTTACAAAAGGCAAGAGTTTATTTGTCAAGCTCAATCTGTAAACTTATTCTTTACGCTACCTAAAAGCACCGAGCCACAAGAAGTGCATGACGAATATATGCAGTATGTAAACGATGTACACTGGTATGGTATGAATAAATTAAAATCGTTGTATTACTTTAGAACTAATGCAGCAAGAAATGTAGAAAATGTAAACACTAAAGTTCCACGTATTAGATTAGACGATGTGGAATGTATAGCCTGTGAAGGGTAAGGAAAAATTATGAGTCTATTAAAAACTAGAGATTATTACAAGCCGTTTGAATACCCTTGGATGTATGAGTATTACAAACTACAGAATCAAATGCACTGGATGCCTGAGTCAGTCCCTTTACACACAGATGTAAAAGATTGGCAAGACGTATCTCCAGCCGAAAAACATTTACTTACACAGATATTTAGATTGTTTACTCAATCAGATGTAGACGTAGCATCAGGATACATTGATAAGTATATGCCTATCTTTAAAAAACCTGAAGCAAGAATGATGATGAGTTCTTTTGCTAACATGGAATCAATACATCAAGATGCGTACAGTTTGTTACTTGATACAGTTGGTATGCCTGAAATAGAATACAAAGCTTTCTCTGAGTATGAAGAGATGGCAGCTAAACACGATTATGTTGGAGAGTTTAAACCACTCAAGTCTGATAAGAAAACTATTGCTAAAACACTAGCAGTTTATTCAGCTTTTACAGAAGGGTTACAACTCTTTAGTAGTTTTGCAATCTTATTAAACTTTCCTAGATTTGGTAAGATGAAAGGCATGGGACAGATAGTTACTTACTCTATCCGTGATGAATCTATGCACGTGGAAGCTATGACTAAGCTGTTCAGAGAATTTATTCAAGAGAACATAGAGATATGGACAGATGATTTTAAAGCAGAGCTGTACCAGATTTGTAGAGAAATGGTAGAGCTTGAAGATAAGTTCTTAGACTTAGTGTTTGAGATGGGAGACCTACAAGGACTTACTAAGAAAGATATGTATGCTTACAATAGATACATAGCTGATAGAAGATTACTACAACTAGGACTTAAAACTAATTACGACCAGAGAGAGAATCCTCTTGGTTGGATTGATGAAGTTATGGGTGTAGAACATCAGAACTTCTTTGAGGGTAGAGCTACTACTTATATGAAGGCAGGTCTTAGAGGAAGACAAGACACAGTTAATTTTACTAACTTAGGGGAGTCGAATGATTAATAAAAATGAAGCTAACTTAATAAGCTTTAAAGTATTATTGACTAGAGATAATAAAATAGTAACAGAATTAAGTATGTTACCAGAAGAAATGGTTGATGATGTAATACCTCAAGATGACAGACCCTTAATAAAAACTATACTTAGACATGGTAAAGATAAATTAGGTACTCTTCATTCGTATTTACAGAAACAACTTAAAGGCTTTCAATAGTATAAATTATAATTTCTTTTTCCTTACCTTTTACATGGATAGGGTCTAAGAATATAGTGGGCATAGTAGAGTTAATAGCTGTGCTATGTCCTATAACTATATCTTCTCCAACTTCTTTCGTAGAACTTTCTAACCTAGCTGCTAAATTAACAGCATCACCTATGGCAGTATAATCAAAGCGTGTATCACTTCCCATATTTCCTATCACAGCTTCTCCTGTATTTATTCCTATACCAATTTCAATTCCTAAGTCTGCTTCTTGCATATTTTTCTTTATTTCAAGAGCTGTTTTTATTGCCTTAGTTTCGTGGTCAGCTAAGTCCATAGGTGCATTGAATATAGCCATCATTGCATCACCTATATATTTGTCTACCATTCCACCATGTTTCTGAACTGCGTTCGCTTGTATGGTTAGTGCCTTGTTCATAATCTCTGCTACTTTTTCAGGCTCTAGTCTTTCTGATAAACTTGTAAAGCCCCTAACATCTGTAAATAAAAACGTACAACGTCTTCTCTCACCTCCAAGCTTTAAAAGACTAGGGTTATCTTGTAATCTTTTTACTTGTCTTGGGTCAAGGTAATGTTCAAATTGTTTTTTAATTTGTTGTCTTAATTTAAATTGTGTTTTAAAGTTAAGATAGAATTGTTGTGTAGCAATAAGTGTCATACATGTCATACTCCATGTAAAATCTATAAGGACATTTTGACTTACAAAATAGTATTCAAGATATCCCATACCTACTAACATTCCTAAGAAAGATACTACGCCCTTAGTGATACCAAGATAGTTTATTGCAAGAGCTGTCAGTAAGCCTGAGATACATAATAAAAATAACTCAACAAACAATCTAAAGTCTGGTATTTGTGGTGTATCCATTAGCATACTTTCAGAGAGTGCTGCTTGTATTTTATGAGGTTCTAATAGTCCGGTAGGCGTAGCAAGTTGAGGAGATATTCCCTTTGCAGTAAAACCTACAAACACAAACTTATTAGCAACATCCATTTCATCTAATGTAGTTTGTGGTGTGTCTACCCAACTTACATACTTACGACCTAATGAATCTGTGGAGATGGGTGGGATGCCTCTTACTCTAATCTGCTCAATTCCATTCTGATTTGTAACAATCTGATAAGTCTGACCACCTCCTAGTATTTTTAAAACTTCTGTTCCAAACGAAGCTACCCACCCATTGTCTATTTGCTGTAGTAAAGGTATACGCCTTACTAAGTTATCTACATCTACCGGTGCAGATATAGCCCCTTGTCCTGCGGATTGTTTTAATACATCTATGTTTTCTAAAAAACCCTGTGCTTTAGGTAAAGAAATTATTGGTCCTTTGATTACTGTGCCTACTGTTGTAGGATAACTATTGTTATCTACTTCAGGCATAGCTATAACACTAGGAGACTTTGAAAGCTCTAAAGCAAACGCATCGTCTCCTCCTAATCTATCAGGGTGTGGGAATAACATTACCCACCCAACACCAAGAGCACCAGCATTCATTATATCTTTGTGAATCTTTGCAAGTGTATCTCTGGGTAGGGGATATCCACCCTGTTCATCTAGGAATTGTTCGTCTATATTGAGGATTGTAAAGTGTCCGGTTGGACTAGGTGTTGTAACAAGAGCATCAAATGTCTTGAGTCTCATTACTTCTAATGGTGTAAGGTTAAAGAGGAGAGGTAAAGTTAATAGACTTAATAGGGTAATTGCCCACTTCATGTTAGTTATAAAGTGAATAGTTGCGATAAACAACAAGACCTAACTGTGTGTTCATAAAATACATAGGATTTTTACTCATGTTATTACCTATTAAACTACCAATTATTATTTTACCTGCTACTAATTGTCCAAGAGAAGGTCTCTTTGGATACAAAGGATTTCTTTCATATCCATTTGGAGAAGCTTTTAAAGCTTCGTAAGTTGTAATAACATCTAAAGCATTTAGTGTCCAAAACGTAATCATCTGTGCCCTAGTAGGTGTTTCTCTGTAGTAATTAAAATGTAAGAATTTTGTTTCAGGTATATGGGCAGCTGGTTGTTCTGGAATTGTTAAGTCTAAATCAGCACTTGCTCCTAAAGAAAACAACATTAAAAATAAATACTTCATACTAATCTCCTTGTGTAATTTTAATAATAGAGTCTCCTCCACCATTAACTATAATTTGTGTGCTCTTGCCATTCTGTATCATAATGACAGTGTAAGCATTTGATTTATCTAAATCTAATCTTATCGTATCTTCTAAAGCTTTATAAAAAGTTATAAGATTATCTGTAAGAAAAGTATTTACTTGGGTAGTAGAATCGTATCCTACTTTAGTACCTTTTAAATCTAACCTAGTGTTTAAAAGAGTTTCTGTTTGTTCTAGCTCGTTTACGTCTGCTATTATATCTAGTAAGTCTTCAAGAAAATTAACGTCAAGATAATTTATATCTAGCTCTGTATAAGCAAGGTCATCACCTGCTAAGTAATCTACTTCTAAATCATCGAACTCCAGAAAGTCAACATCCAAAATGTTACCAGCACTACTGTCTCTACTTTCTCCTTCAACACTTAAACTTTCCTTTGGTGGGTTAATGATTAACATGTTATCAATAAACTCAAGTGTTAAGTCAAGGATAACGGGTTTGCTTGGGGCAGCTTCGTATACTGAAACTGTAGTAGCCTGATATGGTTTGTTAAGAACTACTTGCCCCATAGCTGTGCTAACAAGAATCTCTCCACTAGGAAGACCATCATCATCTGGTAATAAAATAATTAAACTTCTTCCCAGTTCGTCTACTGTAATTGTAAAATCTGTACCACGAATTCCGACAGTAGCACTCGGAGTGGTTATTAGTATGTTCTCTTTATCTATCGTAGCTAATTTACCAGTAATAAACCTTGCAGTTCCACTAGCAAATTGTAGTACCATCTTAGATTTAGATGGGTCAGGGTCATATATAAATTCGTCTATGATTAATTTAGAATGTTCTGTCAATCTAACTTGACTGTCATCTAAAAAAGTAATGCCCATTCTCCCATCAGAAGTCTGGACATTATCGTAGCTATTTATGTCTAGGTCTAAAGAAGCTTTATAAGTCTTGTCTCTTACAACTTGACCAGCTCCGTTTAGTTCAGTTATGTTGCCAATATTAGCAACCGACTGCTGTTCCCCCATCATTTTGGATGACACAGATAGTACCATTAGACCCAGTAGAAAGTATTTTAAGCCAGTCATTATCAAGTGTACTCATTTGGTTTATATTAAAAGTTCTGCTGTTGCCTGTTTGGTCAAGATAAAAGTACCCGCCGGCGTACCCTTGTCCATCAAAGTTTACAGTATTAGAATCTCCGTCTACGTCCATGTAGTTTGTACCACCATCGTAGTCTATATCAGCGTTGATTACGTTACCATCTCCGTTAATAATCCAGTCTAAGTCTGTATTACTAGCCATAGAACTTGTAGCTAAATCAAGTGTAAAAGTATTTGTACTACCAGTAACATCTACATTAACATTAGAACCATCAGCTCCATATGTATTAGTAGGGTCTACTTGTATAGTAAAACTATTTGTACTTCCATCAAATTCAAAGAAACCTATAAAGTTATCAGCAGTAATGTCTCCTAAAAATTTGTTAGTGTCTCCTATTTGATTTACGTCAAGCGTCATTGTACTGCCGTCTAAATCTAGCGGTGTCATTGAACCTGCAGAAGACCCTAATCCTCCTATCAAATTAGCCGAGCCTAGTTGCTCCAAATCTAAATTAGCAGTAGCTCCACTTTGCTCTACATATATCTCATTGTCTGCTGCATATGTCATTGTAGACATTATTACTAATGCAGTTAGTATTATTTTATTATTCATATTCCCAATAGCCCCTCTCTATTCCTGTATGTATTATGTTTAAAACCCCAGTCTCTATTGCCTTTTGCAAAGCTATAGACACACTCTCATTCTCAGCTACACCACCTTCTATCTCTACTAGCTCCGTAGCCTCTTCGATAAAACGAAATATATCCTGCGAAATACTTGTGGATATAATGCTTTTAGAAACTAATGTTTCTGTCAACACTTCCCCTGTTGATACTGATACTAACCTTAATGATATAGTTACTGTATCTTCTCTATAAGATTTTGAATTTCCAATTCCAAGATAGCGAGCACCTATACCGCCAGATTTTAAGTTAGCCTCATAGCTAACAACTCCACCTTGAACTAGAATCCCTGCAAATAACAGGGGCTTCATTTTGTTTTCTTCTTCAAACTCTTTACGAGTGCTTCTAATAAGTTGGCGTTCCTTTACAAGGTCTTCTAATCCAACTCTTTCAACAACTCTAAAGAACTCTCCGTTAGCTGTATGCTTAAAAGCTCTTATTAAAAAAGCTTCTGGTGCTTGAGTAACTGCTGTGCTAAACAAAGCAAACGTGCTGTTACTTCTACGCTGTCCTGTTAAGTCTCTAAAACTATTAGGATAGATAGCTATTGTAGGTTTATCTTTAGCCGGTGGTAAATTTTTTAATTCTTCTGATTGTAGTTCTAAAGTAGAAGTAGACTGTATTTTTTTAGTTAATACTAAGTCGTCATTCTCCCATATAACCGCACAACTAGAAAGTAAAAGTACCGATAGGCAAAGAAATCGTTGTAGAATTCCCATCACTGTCCGTTATAATTAAAGTTATTATTCCATCGACAACACTATACTCAATAGTATTGCCTTCTAATTCTATGATGCCACTGTCAGAGGGCATGTCTCCAAATAAATTTTCTACTAGCTGTCTAGAAAGCTGTGCATAAATTCTAGATTCTAGGTTACGAATAAATCTGGCTAAAGTTGTGTTCTCTTTGTCTCGTTCTATCTCATCTCTAAGTGCTTGTAGCTCTGCTTCCAGCGTTAATTTTCTGGAATGCTCTTGATTTTCTATAGTAAGATAATGTGAGCTAGTATTTATACCACTAAAACTAGGGCTTTTAAATTTAAAGACTACTTCATCCGACAAGCTACCTAAAGAAAAACACATAACAAGCACACACCAAAAAGCCATACACCAATTACAATTACGTATTGTTTTTTCGCTTTTAAATGTGGGTACTACTTTCATATTAATCTTTTCTCTGGTCTTTTTT